ATCCCATTCCTACTCCCATAGCTTTAGGACTAAAAGCGCTAAATCCTCCTCCAGATTTTGTCGCTACTCCTCCTCCATAGTATTGAAAGGCTCCCATTGTTTGACGTGGAGGAACCTTTGCTCCTGTTCCTGCCATAGGATTAACCATAGGACTAAAATACGCTGATCTTTGACCAGCTGTCATAGGAGTAAATCCTCCTCCCATTCCTTGCATACGAACAACCATTGGATTCAAATCAGTACCTCTAGGTCCAAGAATTAAAGATCTTCCCAAACCTACTAATCCTCTCATAGCTAATAATATCATTGGTGCCCCTAATAAAACAGCTCCTAAAGCATCTCCTAAAGCTCCACCAGTCATTGAACTAAAAACTTTCATTATTTTTTCAACTCCAGATAAAACTTTTTCTATAATCTTACCTAATGTTTTAAATGGACCTTCTGTTATACGTTTAAGGAGACTTTGTATTCTAGTAATTACATCACTTATTCTTTCTTGTAAAGATAATTGTTCAAGTTCTTTTTTAATAGTATCATCTATTGTAGCACCTCTAGCTTTAGCTGTATCAAGTATAGATTGGGCATTTTCTCGACTTATTTTTCCATATTCAGTTTCAAATTTTTGTTTACGAAGCATATCACCCATCTCAGAAGAGGTCATACCAAAAGCTTCAGCGTATGCTTTTCGTTGAAGGACATTCATGCTTTCAAATTTATGAATGTCACCAACTTGAGAAACTATTTCATTCATTAATTTAGCTTGATCTCCAGATAATGCAGCGGCTCTAGCTTTTTCAAGATTAATAGCTTTACCAGTTAATAATTCAGCTTTAAGTTCAGCTTCAATTGATGATTCCCAATTTAATAAAGATTCACCTATTTTATCTACTTGTTCTAATGATAATCCTAATCTATCAGCTTGTTGAACAGTGGCTGTTAAAGCAGGAATATTACCTTTAAATTTAGTTAGTATTTCTCCACTAACTGAGTTTACTTTTTGCATTATCTTTTGATAAGATAATGTACCTCCATATTGGGCTTTTTGAATAACAGCTGTTTTTAGAATCTCATTTTTTGTTTGAGTTATATTTTTTCCAGTTTTAGCTGAATTCATCATCATTTGTTGCTGTTGTTCAGCGCTTAGTCCATAAAATTGGGATAATTTTTTAGCTTCAAGATTTATTTCATTTGAAAAGGCAAGAGATGTACCTAAAGCTTCATTTAAAATTTTTCTACCTTCTGTTATTCTATTTTCAGTAGCATATATATCTTTTTGAGCTAAAGAATAATCAACAGCACTATTATATATTTTGCGAGATTCTTCATAACTTATACCTAATTGTCTTCCTTGCTCTGTTATTTCTTGGTTTATGCCTTTATATAAATCAAAACCTTTTTTAAGTAAAGCTATTTGAGCAGTAATTAAAAACATTGGATCCATTAAAGCCTGTCCAATACCTTTAGCTAATACATTCATACTAGCACCTGCTGCTGCTAAATTAACTTTTACTGATGAGACACTATTATTTGCTTGTATTAAACTTTTAGCTTTTTGTTCAGCTGCTTTTCTAGCTTCTTTAAACACATCATCTATACCGCTTAATCCAATTTTCTTTGTTAAATTTTCAATTGATTTAATAGTAGCGCCATATAAACCAATATCTTTATTTATTCGTTTTTGAAGATTTAGTCTATATTGTATAAGTTCAACAGTTTCTCTTTCAATAGAAAAATTTTTCCCATTTGTATCTAATGTATTACCAGCTGCCCATAAAATTTGTTCTTGAGTATTTAATTTTCTTGTTCCGTTTTCTATAGATTTTCTATCTTGTTCAAGTTCTTTAAAAGATAATTTTAATCTTTCTAAAGCTTTTATAGCTTTATATTCTTCTTTTTCTAATTGTCTTTGACTTAAATCAAGTAAATCTTCCTCATTATCAAGTAATTTTTCTCCTATACTTTCTAAAGCATTATATTGTTTTCTAACTTCTTTAGAAATATTAGCTTGACCTTTTAATTCATTGTTAATATTACGAATTAAATCTTGTTGATCTTTAAGAAGATCATTAAATACTTGAGCTAAAGCATTTTGCTGTTGTTGCAGTTGGATATTCTGTTGTAAATTCGGATCTGCCATAAAAAATTAGATATTTTCTTGATATAAATATGAAAGCGCCCTATTTTTTGGGCGCTTTTGCTTTATAAGCGAAATCTGGTATGGGTGGACGTTCTCGTGGTCCTTTAGTAGGTTTGGCTTCTTGAGAGCCATTCATACCTTTAAGTTTATTGTCCATCTCTTCATTTTGTTTTGTGATAGTCTCATTTAATTTATGTAAATAAAAATGTCTATATCTTATAGGCATATCATATACTTCATCATGAGTGAAACCACCTTGACTATGATAACATAATAAAAATATTTCTTCTAATACTATTTTTTTATATTCAGGCGTCAGGCCAAAAAAAGTTTACACCTATAGGCATATCGACGCCCTCCACTACGTCACCACTAGCTTTAGTAATGTTTACTTTTAAATTAACATCTGGCATTACTTTTACCATTTGGTCTCTTAATGCTTTAACATCTCTAGCTAACATGTTATCTACAAATTCTCTTATTGTAGCAGTATCTCTATCTCCATTAACAGCTATAATAGTATGTTTTAAACGAGTTGTTACTTCATATGATCCTTGAGCGTTAATTTTTTCTAAACCTTTAATTTCTTTTTCAATTTTTTGCTCATCACCATGAGTTAATAACTTAAATATTAATGTTACTTTAGAAAAAGGTAATTGAAGATTAAATTCATTTTTACCTGGGGTGAATAAGGATTCATCTAATGGTTTAGTATCTACTGTTGTTAAGTCAACTGTTGCTTTTTCAGATTTGCCTGTTAAAGGATCTGTATACATAAATTCATAGTCTTTACCATATCCTAAAATACGAGCAGCTAATAAAATAGCATTTTTATCTCCATTTAATAATTCATTATAATCAATAGGTGTAACAATCATTGATTGTAATAATTTATCGATAACAGTACCTTGACGAATAAAGTTAGAGTTAGATAAAATATCTTCTTCTTTAGCTGTCATATACTTCATTTCAATAGTTCCTTTTGATAAAGGAGATTCTGGGGGGTAAATTAATCCTTTAGAGGGTAAATCAATTTGTTCTGTGGGAAACTTAAATTTTTGCTCCATAACGTAATAATAATTTGTTTTATATATATAAATATACTAAAATAAAAAAAGTCGTCCAAGTGGACGACTTAATTTTATGTTTTTCATAGATCTTTTAGTAGTTCAAGATGCAATAATCCATAGCTAATGTTAAGCTAATAGTAATATAAGCTTCATTAGCCCAATCATATTCACCAAAGTTAGCTTCTTTAACGTAAGCTCCTTTGATAATCCATTCGCCTACCACATCACCAACAGGACCTAAAATATTTAAACGACAATCTTTTTTATAGAAGTCAGAGTAACCATCTCTACCTGTTACTGATTCATGTGCTAAACGAGCCCACTCCATCACTGCCTGAGCACCACTTGGTGTTACAGGATCATATAATTCTATGTTCATATCATTCCACCTAACTTTACCTTTTACTTTACGGTAAACGTTAATATGATCTAATATAATTTCACCAGCATTAAATGAAGGAGAAGAAGCTTTTTTAACTAAATAGGTTGGGATACCATCAATATACATTACAAAGCGATTTTGAACTTTAGGTTCAAAAGCTGTAAACATAATTTCTGTAGGGTCTAGTACTGGCATGTTAATTTATTTATTATAAATATTAATAATATTGTTTCTTTGCGATTTATGGTTTAGTTGTTTGTTGTTGAGTTGAGGATAAAGAAGTTATTTTATCACCTTGAGATTGATTTAAATTAGTTGCTATTTGTTTAAATCTAGAATCAGTTTCAACAGATTTAGCTAATTGTGGTTTAGCTTTTAAAATAGCTTTTGTAAATGCTTCAATAGCTCTACTTAAATCTTTAGCATTTGTTATAGTACCAACTAATGATATAAATGCTCCTGATTTTACTATTGGATTTAATTTCAACTCTGCAGCGGCATCATCTTTAAATCCTTCTTTAATAATATCTACTAATTTAATTCTTTTATTCATATATATTTTTATTAGCTTCCAAACTCAACTCCAGTTGGTAAGATATTGAAATCTAAGAGGATAAACTCAGCTGTACGAGTTGGTTGTAAGAAAATTTGTCCTACTAATTGATTTCTATCAATTACATCTGGTGTGTTATTTGTTTCATCCATTACAACTCTAAAAGCAAATAAACCTTGTCTTTGTTGTACACTTTCTAAATATGGAGTAACTTGAGATAAAAATCTATTTCTTGTTACTGTTGTATTTTGTTCGAATATTAATGTTTTAGCTACATTACCTATATAACGTT